ATTTTGGTTAAGAATATTATATATTTTCTTTCGCATTGGAACTCCTTAAAATTTTCTTCTCATTTCAATGACTTTACCAAGTATCTTAACTGGGGTAGTATCTATTTCTGATTCAGTAAAACGCATAGGCTCATATACAGGATTCTGTGGTATGAGAGCAATTCCTTCTGCATATTTCTGTAATCGTTTGCAAGTTGCATCAGATCCATTAACCAAAGCTATGACAAGATCACCTGATTCGGCATCATCTGTCCGCTCTACGATAACTGTATCACCATCGTATAGTGTAGGTATCATGCTGTCACCTTTGATCAGCAGACCGAAGTAATCACCTTTGGCAGCCATAGCGGGAGAAATCTCTATTTGTCCGATCACTTCCTCTACAGCTTCTTTGCCATATCCGGCAGCTACGCGACCAAGTACTGGGATAATGTAGCCGGATTCTATTGGCACAGTATCTATATTTGGTCCTTTTTCTTCCATAAGATCAGAACGTTTACAATTGAAAAGTTTGCACATAGCATCAACTTTATCCATTCGAGGTGTTTTTGCTCCTTTACACCAGTTTGTTACAGACTGAGTACTGACACCTAAATGCTTGGCTAAATCAGATTGAGTCATTTCATGTAATTTGAGTTGCGCCTTAAGCTGTTTGGAAAAAATTTGATTAAATTCTTGTTCAGATATAATGATCATCCCCTTTCTTTATTGTAATTATAAAACGTAAGTTGAAAAATAACAAGCTAAAAAATAAAAAAATCAACTTTTAGTATTGACTTCAACTTAAAGTTGATATAATATGAGGGTGTAATAAAAAAGAAAAGCAACAAGAAAGGAGCAAATCTAATTGGAAAAGTTACAGATTAGTCTGGCGGCAGCGAGAGTTAACGCTGGTATGACACAAGCAGATGTTGCTGAAAAAATGCATTTGAACAAGCAGACTATAGTAAATTGGGAAAACAATAGGGTTATTCCCAAACCAGCTCAACTGGAAATGATGAGTAGGATATATAATATTCCTTTGGACAATATTTTTTTACCTACAAAGTCAACTTTAAGTTGAAAATATAAGAGAGGAGAGTGAGAAATGGGAAATCAAATTTATAAAGAGATTTCAAAGTTTGCAGAAATGCAAAGAGATGAAATCAAGAGAGAAAAAGCAAAGAAGAAAAGAAAGCCGGTATGCATAGATCCAGACTCTGTTATAGGAAAGGAAATAATGTACCAGACCGCATTACTGCATGAAATATTAGACGAGATAAGAGGAGAAAAAACCTCCCCTTAGAAAAGTTAGATATAAATATGCAAGTAGCATTTAAGAAAGGAAAAGACCATGTGGAAAATATTTTTTACCTACAAGGACAAGAGCAGGTGCACTGTACAGGGAAAAGGAACCATTACACCGGAGTTGGCGGTGAAATGCTTTTACCGGTACGGACTCCATGCTGCAGAGAGCATATATCAGCAGTACCCCAAGAAAGACCATGAGCCGGTACCACTGGAAGAGAAGATGCGAGAGTTTGGAGTAGACGCAAAAGAGATGAAGACTGCAGTGCTGCAGGCGGAAACGTTGCTGGACAGGATGCAGGGGGAAGGAGAGTGAGAAATGCTAAACATAATTCAAAATGATTTTAAAACTTCAGAAACAACATTTTTGGATGAGGATAAAGTCAATCTGGTTGTAGAAAGTGTAATTGAAACCATAAAAAAAGGACTCCCAGAGGAAGCCCAAACAGTAGAAGCACTTGAATTTATAACAGATCGGATTAAAGAGAGAGTGAAAGAAAAACGAATCGAGTTATAACTGCTTTTCAACTAAATCCTGTAGAGAGTATGAGATACTGCGAAGTTCCTTGCCATCAGTAGCTGCTCTTACATGTACTAAATCAGCATCTGCTTTTGGATTTATAGGATATGTATCATGGTATTCCTTTCCATTTCCAATATAAGTTATATCGAAATAAAATATTTCTTTCTGTGAACAGAATTCCCTTGCCTTAACATTGCATATAAATGATTGGCCGGGAGCAATATATGTTTCTGCAAAATTGGAAAATGGAATGTGATCACTTCGAATAGAGAATGGAGTGATATCAGGAGAACATTTTATTGAAGATATAGTTGCTCCAGTTTGTCCAAAATTCTTTATGACTAAGTAATATTGCGGCGATTGGAAATTTGTGGTTTTAGCGTATATGGCTACATAAGGGCGTGATGTTTCATCAATCATTTTAGAGTTTTGTTTGAGTGTTAATACAGAAATAATTATAGCAATAACGCTTGTAATGAGAGATGCAAGTATACCAATTAATTGAATGACATCAGAAGGTGTTAAAGACATAAAAATACCTCACTTATATATTTACTCGGACGCTGCAACGTCCTGTAAGAAGAGTATACGACTGGAAAGCAGAAAAAGGCAAGATTTAATACACAGAATACAGAGGGAGGAAAGAACTTGACAAAGGAAGAAGCACTCAGCCTTGAGAAAATCATCACCAAGATAGATAAAGCAGATGAGACAAACTGCAAGAAAGAGGAAGAATACAACAGCTTCTGTACTAACACGAGAGAGGACTGGAATGAGGAACAGTATCAGAAACTCAAGAGAGAGAAAATCCTCACAGAAGCAGCGTACCTTGCAAGCCTCATTGAGCTCAAGGCAGAAGTGAAGTGCATGCTGAATCAATAAAAAATATATCCGGGCTTGCCGGAGCACCGCAAAACTACCCATATACAACAAATCCTCTTGTGAACCATAATAAATCCATTTCGTGTGGTGCTCCGGTAAGCCCGGGGGAGAAATCTGATTTAGGAAGGAGCGTGAGAAAAATTGAAACTTATATTCATCATAGCATTGATAACTTGCTTGATAGGGTGGCTTGAAAATAAGTTGACGAAATATGCGTTGATTGTATGGATCATACAAAAGACGAACACTCAGCCATCAAAAGAGGAGATGGTTGAGTGCAAGAAATTTGTGATAGAGCATGTGATAAAGGATTTATGTAAGCCCAAACTGTGATTTTATGATAGCAGTGATTATCTGACTAGAGATTTGAACCATTGCGGATAGTGATGTAGCACCTATTTCACCAGCAACTTTTTTTGTCTTGTTCCAAATATTGTCGGAACGGATATTAGCAAGATATTCGTGTCCAGATGGTGAAAGATCACTAATTTCTACTATATCGCCACCATAGCAATAAAGCGGTTTTAATATCAGGGCAGAATGTTCACATTGGCGAATGTGATAGAGAACTTCTTCACGTGAGTATTTTGCTAATAAATGTGGAGGTTGAGACTCTATATCATAGGTGAACTTATTTTCGAATGTACATAATTCCTCCAGCGTTAAAAGAATATCACGAATACAATCATTATTTAGTTTCATTTGCAAGATTACCTTTCATTTACTCGGCATGGCAGTGCCTGTAAGGAAAGTATACGGCTGTAGGAAGTAAATATGCAAGTAGCATTTAAGAGAGAAAGGATTGAAAAGGATTGAAAACACTGACAGACCTATTTTATAGTGCGTATTCGCCTCGTCAAAAGCGGTATCATCTCTCAATGACACTGAGGGAAAAAGACGGTGAGCACATAATCAAAATATTACAGAACGGCCGGGAGGTCATCAGAGCCACAGGAGACGAGAGAGAACAGGCATTTCAGATGGCAGCAAGAGACTTAGTAAGAAGATTTCCGGCGAAAGGAAGGTGATAAAGACGGAGAAAGCAGATTTCAAGCTCAAAGAAGTAATAAGCAGAATCGGAATGAGGATTTGGGTATATTAGGAGGTCACTTATGGAGAACAAACTTAAAGAGGCACTCAAAAAACTTGGAATTGAAACAGCAGAACAGTTAAACGCTGCCATCAAGGCAGAGAAGCCACTTGATATCGGCATCATGACATCAGAGGTGGCAAAAGAACAGAAAGCAGCATCATAAGGAGAAAAACCATGAAATTATTTAAAAAACACACAGCAGGAATGAAGCAGTATAAGGAATTTAAGAAGTGCATCGGCATGATCGGAAAGATTGAGGAGAGCGCAGATGCAAAGGAAGCTGCACTCACAGCCGGCTACATAATCGGAGTAGTGAAGGAGAGACACGATAAATTCTTCAGCAAGCCTATCCTGACCAAAGCAGATCTTGCAGCAGTATTGACAGCAACAGCAAAGGAAAATTAACCTATGGACGAGAAAATCATAACCTTAACCGATGGCACAAAGCTGGAGGTTAAGGTTAATTTTATGACATTATATCTAATCCAGAAACATGGATTAGACAAGGTAATCAATAAAGAGGCACTATCAGAAGATGAGAACATGGAAGCGGCCGCAAAGCTGATTTATATTATTCTTCGGTCTAACGGTCTAAAGGTAGATGAAGACGAAGCACTCATTTTGACACCGATGGATCCAGAGGTCATAAGAGAGCTGTTTGACGAATTCGGCAAAAAGGTTGATAAATATAAAAAAAAAGAAGCAACAAAAAAGAATCAGCCACAGACCAGGAAGAGAAAAAAGAAGAAATCGAAATAAACTGGGCTGAATACATGGTAGCTGCAAGAATGATGGGTATGAGCGAAAATGAATTTTTTAACTCGGATCCCATTTTT